TAATTTATGGGACAGGGCATAAGAAGTTAAGAAACTCAATCAAGACTATGTCTGGCAAAGACATTGGCGAAGCGGAGGCGAAGCGCATAGTAGATATCTACCGCTCTGATTACTCCAACGTCAAGCAATCTTGGGCGCAGGGTGAGAGAGTGCTGGAGGCTATTAGAGATAACGCATCAATGTGGTTCGGTTTGAATGACGATCTAACTCTTCATGTCTCGGGAGACAAAGGGCTTCTATTACCATCAGGCATCTATCTTCGATACCCAGATCTCAAACAACATATGAATGAGGAGGGGCGCAAGCAATGGACATACGCACAGCGTAAAGAGCGCATTGGGATTCATGGAGCTAAGTGTTATCAGAATACAATCCAAGCATTGGCACGGTGTGTTATGGGTGAATCGATGGTTCGGATAGCCAAGAAGGGACCAATAGCCCTAACAATTCACGATGCTGTATACTGTGTGGTACCGGATACATTTGTTGATAAGGCTAAGCGCCTCATTGTGACCGAGTTGAAGAGAGAGCCTGAATGGGCACCGGGCTTACCCCTAGATGCCGAGGTAGGTGCAGGTCAAACACTGGCATTTAAAATGAAGAAGTTGGAGCCGTAATGAACACATTAGATTGGGCGGTCGGTATCACAGATAGTGATGGGGTTAAAGCAGTACAGTTTAAGATAGGGTCTTTCAGTATACTGCTGTCTCCTAGGAGAGCCAGATTGATTGGAGAGTTACTTAGCGAGACCGGAGACGCGCTTGAGTATGAAGAGGCTGGCATTGATACGCAGGAAATAGAGAATGATTGGAGAGAAGTCAGTCCGTATACAGGATGCGCTTACACCTATTCACTGAACACCCCCGGCGCAGACGCTATAACAGAAGAAATTTTAACAGAAAAAAATAAAGATGAATTTGCATTTGCTTTTGAAAACCTATACAAACGGTTAGCACCAACTTCGACAATAAGCAAGGAAGCGTTGTATAATGTGATCTTTGGGCGTCGCCCAACTGGGAACTAGTACTATGAGCACACCCGCTTGGTCTTATTCGTCAATCAAACTATTTGAGACTTGCCCGCGTAAATACCAAGCGGAACGCATTACGAAAGAAGTGCCTTTCACCCAGACAGATGCAACGATCTATGGAACAGAATTGCATTTAGCTGCTGAAGAATACATTCGTGATGGTAAACCTATCGATCCTAGGTTCGGGTTTATTCAACCCTACTTAGATAAACTCAACGACATTCCCGGTGTCAAGCATTGTGAAATGAAACTCGGAGTAAAGAAAGATGGTGGAAAACTTATCGCTTGTGATTTCTTTGATCAATCTGTTTGGTTCCGTGGGGTTGCTGATCTTGTTATCATTGATGGAGAATTAGGCTGGATAGTCGACTACAAGACTGGGAAGAACGCTAAGTATGCAGACACTAGACAGTTAGCTCTTATGGCCGCAGCCCTGTTTTTAAAATACCCAGAGCTAAAGAAGATCAAAGCCTCTTTGCTCTTCGTGGTATCGAAAGAATTCATTAAAGATAAATACGAAAAAGACTATGGGCTATCTATATTTGCGGAACTAAACGGGCTATTAGAGGCTCGGGAAGCTGCGTATAATAATGATGTGTTTAACCCTAAGCCTAACGGGCTATGTCGTAAGTGGTGTGCCGTAAAAGCGTGCCCCCACAGCGGAGATTAATATGGCTTATAAAAACCCAGAAAAAGATCGTGATGCCAAACACGAATGGCAGTTAGAAAAGAAACGGCCCGGCGCCCATGAGGCCCGTATGGAAAGGCAGCGTGCTAGACGCGCACTGGATAAGAAAGGTGTTGATCGCACTGGTAAGGATGTGGCCCATAAGAAAGCGTTGGCTAAAGGTGGTTCAAACTCTGATGGCTATACTCTACAAGCACCGTCTAAGAATCGATCATTCCCGAGAAAAGCAAATCATAAACCAAAATGATTATTAAGACACGGTCAGTAAGGGACCTAGCCCGTGAATGTAGAATTAGCGAAGACTTTCTTGAGGATCAGGAACAGTTCAGATCGTTGTGTGATTTTGTATTTAGAATATCCCAAAGAGAAAGAAAGTTTTGCGCTACGAAACTTCGTGGCTGGTATTTCAACACAGATATAAATAAGGCCCACTTGTTGGATCTATTTAAGAATGATGATGACGACTACGAATTGATGTAGTTTTGTTTGGTTGATCGAGTCGTGGGCGTAACCCACAGAGTTATAAGGAAGATAGCATGGAAATTTTAAATAACCGTGCGCTAATGCTGCGCACAAAAAACCCAAGCAAGATCACTGAGGTGATCCAAAAGTCACAGATTGTTAAAGAACATACCCTGCCTGACGGCAGTACTGGTTACGATGTAGCCGTGCATTGGTCCCTGCCTAACACAAAGATTCTTCATAACCTAGGCTTTAAAAAGGCACCCTCTCCTATCGAGGGACTATACAAATGGCCGGGGATGTTTAAACCTTTTGCCCACCAAAAAAAGACTGCTTCCTTTCTAACCCTGCATCAACGGGCGTTTTGTCTCAACGATATGGGTACTGGGAAAACCATGTCAGTCATCTGGGCTGCTGACTATCTCATGACCAAAGGCATTATCAACAGAGTTCTTATTGTGTGCCCACTATCTATTATGGACAGCGCATGGCGTGCGGACTTATTTAAAACAGCTATGCATCGTAGTGTTGATATCGCTCATGGATCCAGAGAAAAACGGAAAGCAGTCATCAACTCAGGTGCTGAGTTCGTAATCATTAACTACGATGGTGTAGAAATTGTGGTTGACGATATTGCCAAAGGTGGTTTTGATCTCATAGTGTGCGACGAAGCTTCAGCCTTGAAGACTGTATCGACCAATCGTTGGAAAATTATGAATAGTCTTGTATTCCCACAGACTTGGCTATGGCTCTTAACGGGTACTCCAGCGGCTCAGTCTCCTGTAGACGCCTATGGCTTGGCTAAATTGATTAACCCTGCATCGGTACCTAAATACTTCGGTGCTTTCAAAGATCAGGTGATGAATAAGATCACCACATTTAAATACATCCCAAAGCCTGACTCTCAAGCGACAGTACATAGAGTGCTCCAGCCAGCTATAAGGTTCACTAAAGAGCAGTGCTTAGACCTACCGGAGATGACGTACGTAAATCGAGAGGTGCCTATCACGACACAGCAAAAGAAATACTACGATATGCTCAAAAAGGAGATGCTGATCCAAGCGGCGGGGGAAGAGATTACTGCGGTTAATGCAGCGGTGGCTATGAATAAGCTTCTTCAGATCAGTGCGGGTAGCTGCTATAGCACTACTAAAGAAGTGGTTGAGTTTGATTGCTCGACTCGACTTAAAGAAATGGTTGAGATTATCAATCAAAGTAGTCACAAAGTTCTGGTGTTTGCGAATTTTAGCCACAGTATCCAGACGATCAAAGAACATTTAGATAAAGAAGGTATTACCAATGACATCATCTCGGGTGATATTTCAGCTAGGAAAAGAGCGGACATCATTCATAACTTCCAGCTAGACCCAGATCCACAAGTGCTTATCATCCAGCCTATGGCTGCTGCGCACGGAATAACACTTCATGCAGCTAATACCATCATATGGTATAGCCCAATCACCAGTGTGGAATATTACCTACAGGCCAACGCCCGTGTGCATAGGGCGGGGCAAAAGAACCCTTGTACTGTGGTACATCTAATCGGGACTCGTGTTGAGAAAGATCTTTACGAGCGTCTACAGGGTAAGAAAGAAAGTCAAATCAATCTGTTAGAGATGTTCACTAATGCTATCCACAATTAATATTTGTCAAAGTTGACAAGTTTTGAAAAAAGCGCATACTTATATTCACCTCGTGAAGTTCATGAGAGATTTAGGAGAAATAAGATGACCGACATAAATGCCGATAAATTAGTTGTTGCCTACCTTAACGTCCGAAAAGCCCGTGCCGAACTGAAGGCCAAGTACGATGAAGAGGATAGCAAACTTGAAGTTGCACAGGATAAATTTTCAAATGCGTTATTAGAAACACTTAAGTCTATAGGTGCTGAAAGTCTTAAGACTCCGCACGGGACAGTATCTAAAAGCACCCGTGCCCGATACACCACAACAGACTGGGATTCCATGTACACATTTATTAGGGAGCACGATGCATTCCATCTGCTTCAGCAACGTATCCACGATGGCAATATGAAGGCCTTTTTGGAAGAAAATCCAACCGAGCTGCCTATGGGTTTGAACAGCCTCAGCAAGCTCACTATCAGTGTTCGAAGAAAATAGGAGGTAAGTCGTGATTGACGAAGTTTTAGATGATGACTATGATGGTCGCCTTGTCGAGGATGAATGGTTGACTACCACGGAGGTCATGGACCTTTTGAAAGTAAGCCGCCAAACATTAGCCAACTGGCGACAACAGAACAAAGTAACCGCATATCGTTTAGGTGTGACCCGAGGCGTCCGATATAAAAAGTCGGAACTTGAGGACCTAATCAGCGAAGCCCAATCCATTAGGAGAATTTAAATGAGTACAGAACTAGCTTTATTCCGTGACAAAAATGCCGTTATCCCAGCGCATCGCATCCCCGGCGGCGATGAATTAACCAAGAGTTTGATGGGTGCTGAATCTATTGGTAAGCGTATCTCAATTAAGGGATCAGTTTTCCGTATGATTGTTGGTGGCGAAGAGATCGATAAGATTGAAGAGCGCTCACTCGATGTAGTTATCGTAGCAGCTGCGCCTAAGACAAGTCGTACCTTTTATGAAGGCAATTATCAGGAAGGTGTTGCAGCTCTACCAGACTGCTGGTCAAACGACGGCCTTAAGCCGGACCCAAAAAGCAACAGCCCACAGGCGTCATCATGCGCTAATTGCCCACAGAATTTGGCAGGGTCTGGTCAAGGTTCGTCCCGTGCTTGCCGATACAGCAGGAGACTAGCGGTTGTGCTGGCTAACAATATTGACGGTAGCGATATCTTCCAAGTCGTGCTTCCAGCGCAGTCGATCTTCGGTAAGGCAGAAAACAATAAGATGCCTTTGGAAGCTTACGCTAGATTTATCCACGGCCATGGCCTGACTGTTAACTCGGTTGTGACTGAGATGCGTTTTGATACGAGCTCGGCTACGCCTAAGCTAACCTTCCGTGCTGTACGTCCTCTGGACGAGAATGAAGTTTCCGTTGTAGTGGACAAGGGTTCATCCCAAGAAGCTATCTCAGCAATCACATTCAATCCGGCACAGCAGGATAACTTGAAGCCAAAGGCGGAACTAGCCGCTCCTGAAGAAAGACCTTCTGCTAAGAAGACCGAAGTATTTAGAGAGCCCGCCGCTAAAGCTACTCCAAAGGCTACGCCAGCTCCTGAACCGCAGGAAGAAGAGGAAGCGAGTGCTCCAACCGTACGGGCCTCTAAAAAGCCAGCTGCCCAAGAAGATGATCTTGATGATCTATTAAATGCTTGGGGATCTGACGACGAGTAAACCCGTGTCTGGGGGCGCTTGTCGCCCCCTTTCTTTGCAATCTTGACAGGTATATTGCTATGACACGGAGAGAATTTTTTGAGCTGGTCTTATCAACCAGGGGTTATATAAGCATTAGAGGATTGAACGCCGACGGTTCGGGCTATCCTAGAAAAGAAAACTTCACAGATTTTGATGAAGTCGATACATATATCGACGGATTGTTAAGAGAGAAAAGAGAGGTTTACTTTTCTTGTGCGACATTTAATGACACGCATAAACCCAGCAGTGTGGCTAACATTGCCAAGTTGAAATCCTTTTTTATTGATATCGATTGTGGTGTATCCAAGCCTTACAAAAATAAAAAAGAAGGTTTGCTGGCACTACAAAAGTTTTGTCAGTCTACTAGACTTCCTCTACCTACTTTGGTGGACTCCGGCAACGGCGTGCATGGGTATTGGATACTGGAGGACGGCATCGATTACAACCTTTGGAAACCTCTTGGCGAAGGCCTAAAGCGTAGGATTCAAGAACTCGGATTCCATGTTGACCATAGCGTCACTGGTGATGGGGCTCGTATACTGCGCGTGCCTGACACACTGAATACTAAGAATAGGGCCGAGCCTAAAGAAGTTAAAGTTGTCAGAAACGGTACCGTTCTTACCTATAAAGATTTTGCAGCGCTAATCCCTCCTGTACTTGATCATAGTGCGTTTTCTAGACTGCCTGCGGATGAACTGACGAAGAACCTTATGGGTGGTGAATACCCCACGAGTCTATTCGAAACGATTCTAAAGAAGAGTCACAGAACCCAGAGTGTTAAGGAAAAGATCAAAGTTATTACGAAGGATAGCCACGGCAATGAAGACTATGAATTTAAGACCAAGATCGTCGAACGAAATGCCGGGTGCCCACAGTTATTATTTTGTTATGAGAATAGAGCAGTGCTCGAAGAACCTTTGTGGTTTGCTGCTTTGTCTGTGGCTAGACGCTGCACCGATTGGGAAGATGCTATTGAGAAAGTGTCTTTGGATTATCCCGGCTATACATTCGAAAACGCTGTAGAGAAAGCCGACCATACTAAAGGTCCACGACGCTGTGATGAGTTCCAGAAGCTACATCCAGAAGGGTGCATGAACTGCATTCATAAGGGTAAGATCACGAGCCCTATTCAGCTGGGTGCTTATACTGAGCTAGCGAAGCCCGAGGATAATATTTTGGAAGACCAGTGGCACGAAGGTTTAAACACCATTACCACAATCGAAGTACCTACAGAATATCCATGGCCTTGGGTTCGTCCTAAGAAAGGTGGCGTCGCTCGTATTGAGTTAGCTGATCCTAACGAGTCACCTGAAGAGGCTATACAAGCCGGACCACAGACTGCGGAGATTTATGATAATGATCTGTGGGTAGTTAAACGCCTTGATGATCCAAAAGACGGTATAAAGGTGCATTGCGTTTTGGTTCGCCCTAAAGAAGGCGTGATCGAATTTACAGCACCTCTAACTACGATAGCTAAGAAAGAGAAGTGCCAAGATCTACTAGCTTTTTATGGGGTTACCGTTATTGGGCGTAAGGTTGAAATGCTTCAACAGTATCTAATGGCATGGGTTACTAAATTAGAGAAGGAAAGCAAAGCAGAGAAAGCCCGCCTGCAGTTTGGTTGGCACGATGATAACCGATGCTTTGTTATTGGTAGCCGAGAAATACGAGGCGCAGGGCAGATAGTGTATAGCCCGCCTTCTTCAGCCACAGCCAATGTAGCTCCTCTATATGAGACTAAGGGTGATATTGCAGCTTGGAAAGAAGTAGCTAATCTATACAACAATCCGGGCAATGAAGCTCGAGCCTTTGTTTTATTCTCTGGGTTTGCAGCTGCACTTTATAACTTCTTTGGCGAAGGCAGTATGCAGATTCATTTAACGAATGCCGCTTCTGGTGTGGGCAAGACTACGGCACAGCGCATGGCTGCTAGTATATGGGGGAATCCTAGAGAGACCCTACTTACCCATAATGACACTCGACTTGCAAGACAGCATAGGTTTGGTGTGATCAGGCATCTCCCTGCTTTGATCGATGAGATTACGAACATGACTCCTGAAGAGCTCAGTCATTTTGTTTTTGAATTAAACCAGAACAGGGGCCGTAACAGGATGCAGTCCCAATCCAATAGTGAAAGGGAAAATGATAGTACTTGGTCTACGATTGCTATTACGTCAGGTAACAATAGTGTTTACGACACCATCAAGCAGCATAGGAGTTCTGTAGAAGGTGAGATGTACCGGGTGCTTGAAATCGCTATTGATACCGATAAGCATCTGTCTAAGGACCAATCAGATTTTTACTATAATGATGTGTTACGTGAGAACTATGGGTTGGCTGGTGATATCTTTATTGGTTACGTGATTGACAACTTACCTGCGGTCCTGCAGCGTCTAAAGGGAGTTAAATCTGAATTTGATACTCTTGCTGGGTTTAAGCAGAAAGAACGCTTCTACTCCGCATGCTGTGCGGCTGTCTTTACGGCAGCTGAGATCACTAAGAAACTTGAGCTTCACGATATTGATGTAGACCGTATTAAAGCGTGGGCAGTGCGCACACTGGGTGTAGTTCAAGCGGCAGTTAAAGAAGCGTCTTCTGAAGACTCAGTCGCTGTATTAGGTAGGTTCCTTAACGAGCATCAGAGAAACATACTGGTGATCCATAGGAATGACGACCCTACTTTTAACTCAGTGCCTGTTCGTGAGGCAGTAGGCGATCTAGTTGCACGCTATGAAACCGATAAGGAGGAGCCTCAGCTTTATATAGCTAAGAGCGCTTTAGAGAAATGGTGCTCTGCTAACCGCATACCTGTGGCCGGGTTCTATAAGAGCTTAGAAGTTACCGGGATGATTAACGGTCTTAACCACAGGAAAAGGTTATCAGAAGGCACTCATGTATCTGGCTTGCCAGTACCCACCATATGGGTTGATGCTAAGAAGCTTGATACTTCGTACCTTGGATATTGACGGTACTCAGCGGGTAGGATAAGCTATCCGCGTTATTGTTGTGATCATATAACTCCTGTCTCACCCCGCTTCGGCGGGGTTCTTTTTTATTCTAGAGCTAGCCCTAGTTCTTCCGCTGCATCCAGCAGGTCTTGTTTAGCTTCTCGGATATCCCGCAATTGGGTTTCTCTATCTTCGTCTGAGATCTCGCTTTCATCCATATTACTCAGCTGGGCTTCCGCGATATTAAGCTTCGATAGGTTAGCCTGTAGGCGATAAGCCGCGGGGGA